TCACGTTTACGGAATAATTCTAAGATAGCATCCGCTACCTCAGCATCATGTTGTTTGGGGAATAATTCAAATATATTTTCACTAACATATTCTACAAATTGATCTATATATTGGGTTAAGGGGCTATCTGTAGGATGGTCGCTTATACTATAAGAGTATTCTTCATTTTGATGTAACTCCTCTACTGGGGCTTTTTCTATTCGTTTCTTATAGTTTTTCTGATTTGATAAGATCAAGTATCGTTTTGCTATAGTTCCAAAATAGGAATATGCTTTTGCTCCCTTTTCGGGATTAAATAGATGTATCTTAGATAAGAGAAAACAAATTACCTCATGTTGTAGATGTTCAATTTCATCTACTTCTGTATAGTAGAATTTAAAGGTATGGATTATATTCTCTGTTAACTTAAAAAACGGATAGTGAATCCGTTGTTGGTAGAGCTTGCTTTTTTGATCCGGATCAGAAATGCTATTGTATAACACAATAGCATCTTCCGTGTCCTGAGTAAAATAATTTTTACTCTTAGGATTTCTTTTTCTTGGCATAAGACATATTAAACCTTTTTTAGTTTAAATTCGTTTAAGATATCTTGTAACCCTTTGATTTGTTGAAAGAAAAAACCTACTTCATCATCTGACTTGAATGTTCCTTTAGCATCAATTTGCTGAAGTTTTTTGTCCGAAACCTCTATTACTCGCGAGATTTTATCTAGGTAATCTAGATAACCTGCGAGGATATCTTCCTGTTTTTCAAATTTGCGGAGAAGGTTAAAGGTTGTATACCCTAGGGCAACAACCAAAACCGATAGAATAACAATAGCAGTAATCATAAATTATCTAACAAATTCTTTAAACCTTCACTTTTCATTGAACCTAAAGCCTTTTGTTGCTTGCTAGCATTTTTGGGCTTTTCGTTTAATGTAAAATTCTTTTCTTGGGGTGGCACGGGATTTTTCAATTTAGGTAACCACTCACGCTCAAACTCAATACGTGCCGCCATCAAATCTGCCTGGTGTAGAATAAATGGAAGGCAAGTACGGGGTTTTTGTTCGGGCATATACGTAAATAGGTACTTTTTATTGGCCTCATCATACAAACCATCATGGGTTTGAATAGCCAACATTTCATTGAATGAATATTGAATACCATGAGATTGGAGAATAAACAATCCTCTATCAGGAACTGAGGCGAATGGAATCTGGTTGTTGAATTTATAATCTTCACCTAGTTTTTCTCTTCTCCATTTATCATCCTGAGGGATATAGGATTCATGTTGATCATCTCCCATTTTACCCAAATCATGATTAATAGCAGAGAATACAAGTTCATCCATAGTGAAGCCTTCCATATCAGCTCCTTCACTTTCCCACAATTCGTATTGTTTACGAGCACAACGAACAACACGATTAACGTGTTCAACATATCCCCCTGGGAAAGCATTGTGGTATTCCTTTTTGTGAGAAGCGGGCATTAGAATTAGACGATCTTTGTACTTGTTGTATAGATCCAACATTGCTTGCTTTCTATCACCTTTAATATAGGTTTCAATATTAGCAATAAGCTCGTCCCAATTGAATTGTATTTCTTCAGCTGTTAATTTCATCTTATCTTCCGTAAACAGTTCCCATTCGTTCAACCATACTATTAAGATCATTAAGTTCCTCAGTAATACCATCTAGAGTATCATGGATATCTTGGATACTAGTACCTTGACGGGTAGTCATAACTCTAAGGGTTTTAACTTTGCCGTCAATACGACCTAGTTTTTGTTGAAATAATTCTTTATTCTTCATGTTATTTAATTTAAAGGGTTTCCCAAGTGATGGGGTGGAACATCTCGCTCCTTTCTCTCTCCCTCTCTCTTTCTTTCCCTGTACCCTAAAAATAAAATAGAAAAATTGGGGAATCAAGCTTGAGTTAAGAGATCTTTAACTTTCTTTATATGGGCGCATTTTTCATACTCTTCTTTCTCCTCCCAAAAAGATATTGCTAAATCACAAGCTGTGATAGAGTATTCATCTGAAAATACATTTGCGGCATCTTGGGCTTGGGGTAAGGAAGGATCGAAATCTTTTAGATGGGCCCATGCTCTAGTGTGAGTAACAAATTCACCGGCATCACCATCAAATTCTATATTTTTAGCTAGATTTGGAATTATTTCTAGGAACTTATCCATTTTATCTTCTATGGTTTTTTGGTTCCAAATAATTTTTTTAAACATTCCTAATTTAAATACTTGGGTATCTTGAAAACGCATAATTGCAGCCTTCTCTTGGGAAGCCGCACTATCTTCAAAGACACCAAATATTTTTTCAGGATCTATCATACCATAATCTAACGGGTATAAATATATATAATTTCAATATCACCGATGGTGGTGGTTGTATAATAGTCTTGCATTATATCGCAGATTTTGCGCGGAATTTGCGCGGTTAAATTAATATTGACGCGATTGGTTACGCTTAATATCGAGGTCCTTATAAATTTTATTTTTTAGGGATTGAACCGATTTAACTCCCTCCTGAGAGACTCTCCTGATACCATTATCAAGTTTATAGTAGGTATCTCCTATCTTCTTTCTAATACTCTTAAATGATGTCTCAGTAGAAAGTTTAGTAGTTTCAATTTCTTCTTCAAGTTTCTTGATTGTAACGTAATTTATAAAGATAAAAGTTGAGGCGAGTGCCATAAATGCTATAAAAGTTACTAATCCTATAATAAATACAATTTCCATAATTTTTGTTTTTTTAGTTGGAATATAAAAAGCCTGGAGGTATACTCCAAGCTTAAATATTAGGAAAATTTAGTGGGCCTTATAGGACTCGAACCTATGACCTACTGATTATGAGTCAGGTGCTCTAACCAACTGAGCTAAAGGCCCTCTATTATAGAGGATTTTGAAGTAAGAATAAAATCTTGCTGATCATGTTTGAAAATAAAGCCAATCCTACCCCCATCACAAATGAGGTAGTACTTTGAATTTCGGATTGTAAACCAAAAGTCCAAGTAATTGCTATCACACCTGTTCCTACTAGCATGATCATAATCATACCCATAGTAGTGTGTGGGTGAATTTTAGGGATAACCTTCAATACTGCTTTATTGAAAAATACCATTGGTATCACTGAAGAAAGTCCTATTAGAAAATCCATATTATTTAGTTGGGTTATACATTGTATATTTAAGGGTAAGTTCCTCTTTGGGTTGAATATCTAATAATGTTACCAAATAAAACACCTCAGATTCTCTTTCTCGAATACAATTTGGCACTTCTTTATGATTGATAAACCCACCTAATGGAGTTCTTATAATACCAAACTTATCTGTATGGATATGGGTTACACCTAAATTAGTTCCTTTAGGAATAAATTCTTTAGCAACTAACCCAATCCCTTCAATTGTAGATTTGTCAATTGTTAAGCAATCTGGTAATGGTCTATACATTTTGTTTATTTTTAGTACACCCGAAAGGATTCGAACCTTTGACCGTCTGCTTAGAAGGCAGATGCTCTATCCAACTGAGCTACGAGTGTAAAATAATTGAGGGGCTTCACCACTTTAGCGCGCTTCCAGCATCATGGTCCCAACCTAAGCAGCCCGTCGACTGTTTTCTTAGGATATTACGTTTTTCTCCCCTACTTTGTACTCGGAGCCGGGCTCGAACCGGCACGGCCGCAATGGCCAAGGGATTTTAAGTCCCTCGTGTCTACCTATTTCACCACCCGAGCATTCATTTAATCTAGTTGATCAATTTCTGTTTCCAATTCACGAATTATCTTTTGCAACTCGAGTGTTTCTTGTAGAACATCTCTCTTTTCAGGATTATCAGGATGGAACTCCCAAAGTTTAAGAATACGTTCATACATGAAATTCAACTCGTTTATCAAATCTGCTTTTTTATCCTTATCCATTATCTGAGAAATTAGCTTTGTTGATTTGGTTTACAACATAGAGGTAATTTAGTACTCCTACGGCAAAACCTAATGAGAATTGGAGGAAAACACTAAGATTACTAAGCAAATTAACACTACAAAATGTGATCAGAAGAACCAAATTGATTCTCATTGCGGCTTTTGCTTGTGGGGTGAACTTTAACATAACTTTGTTTTTTATTATTACGTGGTAAATATACGAACTCTCTCTTAAATATCCCAATTTGCTGCGGCAACTTGCAAAGAAAGCAACGGGGAAGAATTTGGGTGTTCTTTCATGATCAAGAGTGCATCTGCTACAACCTCAGCATTCAGTCCTGAATCCTCGATTCGTTGGACTAGAGCACAAAATTCGGGAGTAAGTGTGGTTTCTTTTTTCATTAGTTCAAATGAATTTTATTAGCGTTTTTGAGAAATTCGTCGTATTCTGCGAGGAAATCTTCAAGCATATCATTCAATGCTGCATTGTATCCACGCATGTATACGCGCTCATTTTCCGTGTATTCCCGCGATTCCATCAGCATTTCTATGCGATTATCATCGAGTGTTTCTTGGAGTAGTTTTTTAAATGCTTCCATAACCTTTATTTTTTACTAATTAGACATTTGTTGTAAACAAGAAACTTTCTGCTCCTATACGGATGGGGTAAGGAAGACCCTCAGCTAGGGGTCTACCAAAATCATCAAGATCATATTTTGGATCGGTTGGATTATTATAATAATAAATCAACTCTAAAGCTTCTTCTTTTGTTACACTTACATGATTTTCACACTCATAATCATCATCCCAGATACTTACGGCAAGACAACCTTCAGGGGTAGATTCAACTTTCTTTCTAGCATCTTCATCAGACATAGGAAAGTTATGATGACCAATAATCACTTCTTTTTTGGTAAACATGCTTTTGGGTTTTTAATTTACAATGTAAATATACGACTAAAGATACCGTTCTCCAAATTTTTCAATGATTTTCTTTGCTTCTTCCAAAGACATTTGAAAAAATTCTCTATTGTTATTTACACGGTAAGATTTTAGTTTACGGTGTACTTGTTGTTCTAGGTCAAAACCATTAAAACAGTGAAACGCAAATTCAACTTTATAAGGTAAAGCAACTCCTGTTGAAGAAGATATTTGTTGAGCTCTTTCTTCGGGGTGATTTCTAGTATACCCTATTTTTAGCATATTAGGGAGGGTGGGGTTAGATAAAACATAAACCCATGAATCGTATTCTTTATTTCTATTAGCGTAAATATTTATTTTTCTTGGAGTATAATAAGTAACAATCTCCCACCCATCCTCTTCGGGTGCTAAAGTAAAAAATTCTGCATTTTCGATCCCATCAGAAGAAAAATCATCTTGACAAGAAACATATTGTTTTGCTTCTTCTAGGGTAATTCTAGCTAATCCCATAGTTATTCAAATATTACTGAAATTTGTTGTTCTCTAACTTCTCTAAAGCCGACATCATTGTTAAAGAGTACTTTCATAAAAATAGTAGCAGTATCTCCTACCATCTCATCATCCAAAAATATTTGTTTTCTAGGTTGATAAGTGTGTTTGCTATAGGTTCCTAGCAAAGTAGGGGCATATGGGCAATCCCAACAGAAAAATTTAGGGATTTGATACCCCGCAATATTAAGTGGTGGGTGAATATTAGCGATATCTTCCAAAGTATACGTGAGATTGCCAACAGCAATCGGTTGGGTATAGGATTGATCGCTAAACCAACTTAACACCGAATACATTGGTGAAGTCCATTGTAAAGTATCAAATACAACCCAATAGTCGCTATCAAATTGAGTTTCAATGAGAGGGACTTTATTTATTACGTATTGGGGATTAAGCTCATCTAGTTGACCTTGAATTGTAAAATAAGTTAAACCACTATACTTTACTCTCCAATAACCATCAGTAGAATCAAAATATGAACCCGGTGATACTAATGTATCAATAAAAAATTGGGCATCACAAGAACCATCTAAACATGGGTAAGGTTGAATTGGTTGTGATTTTTCACAAGCAAACAAACTAATAATCCCAAATATTGCAAATACTTTTTTCATAACTTTTATTTTTACAACCCGAGAAACTCACTTCTCTAAATATTCACCTATCCATAAATACGTATATACACCTAATAGGGAAGAGAACCTTCCAATTCTCTCCCCAAGGTGTCACTTCCCTCAAGAAGCGTACTCAAGTGCCAATTTGTATAGATCTTGGTTGATCTTGGTATCTTGCTTAAAATTCTTGATCTTACGTGCTTTACGTGGCTTACCTGTTACACCGAATGTCTCGAACATACCGTGAATCAGTTTTTCCTGAACGACGTTATATACACTCCACATATCATTGCCTTGGTCTTCCCTGCGGGTAGGTTCTAGCAATTCCTGAATATTATCGATATCGTAGGAAGAAATGTGTTCTTTGGGAAGCCTTGTACGTAGTGCTTCTTTAGCAAACTCGATTTTTTCTTTCTCGCTCAATTGCTTGGCTTTGAGCTTATTCATACAATCGATAGTGAGTGGGAGTTTTTCAACCATTTCGGAAATTACGGTTTTCAACTCATTCAAATCATATCCCATATGGCGGATACTCATATTGGCAAATTCGGCATCTGCTACTACCAACCCATTAGAACATACTAGGCGGTAAAGACCTGCTTGGAAACGGAATGAGTTCTTTCCATCGTGTGAATTCGTCATCAACACCCTGGGCATCACTGTATCACCATCCTTTCCTTCGATTTGCAACTCATTATTCCCGAAAACAATCATGTGTTGTTGGTAACCTTGATTTTTTCGAGCTGCAACTTGTTTTGCATCTACTACTCCCCAACCCATAGAAGCCATATCATCAATTACGGTTTCGGTTGGAATATGCACGTAGTGCTTTGAAGTTGTTGTTGAATCTGCTTTTTGTGTAAAAACAGAAGGGGCAAGTTTACGAATTTGATCTTTTGTCAAGAATTCGTTTTGGTTGTCATTTGAGTACATCATAACTCTAATTGTTGTTTAATTAACGTTCTTATTTACGGTGTAAATATACGAAAGGTTTCCTGGGGGGCCAAATTTACTGCGCAGGAAATTCATCTCTCTTTGGTGTTAAAGGTTTACCCACTTATATCCAAAACACAATCTCATCATAGTACGATGAAACCAATTTGGTTTGTAAGTTAGGTTAAATTGAGCATAATAATGGTCTGTTCCTAATCTATAACCGCCTACATATTTTTGTGTTTTGATTGTGCTATAATCATCTAAAAC